CGCCGCCAGTGAAGAAGTCGAGAAGCCCTGCCATTATCGTGTCTCCTTAAAGCAGTCCGCGAGGGTATTGTAGCACCGGAGGCTTGCGCCTCTGGAAATCGAATTGCCGCAGCATCTCTACCGGATCGCGCTGCGCCGACAGTGCCGCGAGCTGCGCAAATGACTTACCGGCGTCAGCGATCCGCCCCTGCTGCACCTTAGACGCAGCCTGCTGCTCCGGCGTCATCGGCACGGGAGCATCGATAGACCCCGGCGCGATCTTGCTGCCGATCAGGCGCATCGTCGTCGCGAGGTCTTGCGCGTAGACGGGTGCCGGTTGCGTTGCGCCTGCGGCGGCTGGCTGTGCTGACGCCATCATGGTCTGCGGTATCGCAGCGCGAGACGGGATCGACTGCTGGTAATACTCCGGCTTCTCGCCTGCGGCTGCGTATTGCGACGCCGGTGCTGCGGCTTGATATGCCGAGATTGCCTTGCTAGGGTTATCTTTCAAGCCCACCCACGTCGGTGAAAGCGCACCAAGTATGCGTGACGATAGGCCCTCAGCCTGAAGGTCTGCCACCAAGTCCCTGTTTGTCCGTGCCTTGTAATCCTGCACCGCCAAGCGAGCCGCCATCTCGTCCTGCGCCTCTGGCGTGAACGAGCCGCCACCGAGCCTGTCGTATGTCGTGGCCGTGATCTGATACTTCCCCGCAGCCGATGACGGGCCTGCTGGACCGGGTTCGAATATGCGTGGGTGCTGACCATAGCCAGAGAACTCAGCGCCGCCCTTCGGCGTGTAGCGCACGTTGTAGCGGCCACCGCTCTCCGGTGCCGCGATAGCTTCGAGCAGGCGCTTGAGTATTGGGTCCATCACTGACCACCCCGGTAATAGCGCAGGAAGTCCTCATAGCTGATCGGTGCCGTGAGGGGCGTCTGCGTCTGCATTGACGGGCCAAGAATACCGGACGGCATAGACGGCTGCGGCGCAGCGAGAAGCGACTGCTGCACCATCTGGCCGATGTCCATCTGCGTCGCGGCAGACTGTGGCCCCGCGGTGTTGCTATAGTCCAGCGGGATCGCGTTGTAGAATGGCATATAGCTTGTCGCCGGTGCCGTAGGAACGTACTGCGACACGTCGAACTCAGCCATCAGCTCGTCGATGGTCTTCGGCTTTGCCTGACCGCCGCCCTGACCACCGCCCTGACCGCCCCTGCGCTGTGCTGGGACGTCACCACGACCACCGTACTGCTGCTGGTATTCGGCTCGGCTCATGTTCCCGCTCGGGCCATATGTGTTGTAGACACCACCACCGCCATAGTTGGGACGATCTGACGTGACACCAGAGCCACGGCCTTGGTTTTCATATCCGCCGCCGCCAAACAGTGATCCAATCGAATCAAATAGGCTCATTTCGCTCTCCTTATGCCGCAAACGCACGGCGCATTGGCCCGAACCCGAGGTTGACAGCCTTGCGACCGCCGATGTCTTTTACCTGATCGGGAAATTTCTTCTCGATGTCCTGCGCCATCGGGCCGACCACCTTCGGGTATGACTTCGGATCGCCCTTGTAGCGGTATGCGTACAGGTCGAGGCCCGTCTCCTTGTCCTTGCCCATCTTGGTGATGTCGGTCTTCATGCGCTCGTCAGAGAAACCGAACAGCGGGGCCAAGTTGGCCAATCCAGATGCAGCCGTGCCGAACCCGCCAAGCGCAGACATCCACGGCGATCCACCGCCAGACGTGGACTGCGTCGTCGTTCCGATATTCGGCACGGAAGACGTGGCACCGATGCGGAGGTTGAGCATATCAATCGGGTAGTTCCGCTCGGCTTGGTATCTCTGGTACGCGTCATTGAGAAGCGCCTGCTGCTGCGCCTGCTGCGACTTGCCGATGTTCTCCAAAGCCGCCGCGTCCGCGTAGAGTGCGCGTTGACCGGCACCGGCAATGTCGGACAACTGCCCACCAGCCTGAAGCCGAAGCTGCTGCCCCTGAAGTGCGCGGTTCATGTCAGACTGCATCAAGCCAGCCGCCGTGTCGTAACCCTGAGAGCGTATCTTCGCGCTGAGATCGCCTGCCTGCCGCGCAGTCTCGACGTTCGACATGGCCTCGGAGATGCCCTGACGAGAACCGCCAAACGCTCCGGCTGTGCGAGCGCTCTGAGCGATGCCCTGCTGCGCCCTGAGCCGCTGCGCTTCCAGACCGCCCAGAGCGTTGGCCTCGACGTTCTGGAGGTACGGGTTCATGTACGCCCCGATATCGCCTCCCGTGAACGTGCCGGGCTGGTATCCCGCGACGGAAGCCGTAGTGCCGAGAGATGCGCCATACGCTGGCTGATATGCGCCGACGTTTTCGCGTGTCATGTTGTACGACGCGATCTGGTCTGGCGACAGACCAGCAGTGGTCTGGCCACCGTACTGCTCGAACGGTCGCTTGGCGATTGCGTCCGCGATTGCGATGTTCTCCCGCGTCGGCTGCTCCAGCCACTTCGGGAGTTCCTGCCTCGACGTCGTTACTTGCGGACTGCCACCACCCATGTCTCTTACTCCATCTCAAACGTCATGACGGTCTGCACCGTCTTCCAACCAGCCGCCTGAAGCGGCTTAACCAATCCGTGCCTCACATACGCCCGACCGTAGTCGCACCCGTGTCTCTTTGCCAGATCGAGCAGCTCAGGCCGCAGAGCCATGACGCTGTCGAGATTACCGGCACACATGAACACGTCGATGACGCGCCCCCGTGGGTATTGACCGATCTGGGTGACGATGACGGCACCGTCGTTCCAGATCGCCTGCATCGTACCCTCACGCAGACACTGGATCACGTCATCCAGATCGTGCGTCGATCCGCTTCTAGCTAGGCCGCGCTCCATAAGCGCGAGTATCTTGTCTTCACCTAATCCCAAGCGGCACCGCCGTCGCCGTAATAGCACCGGCATTGCTAACCGTAATCCGAAACACCGAGCCATCGGGTGACTGCAGCATGATACCACCAACTGCCTGCGTAGGCGAGATGGCCTCGCCCATGGCCTGCTTGATGCTCTCGAACGCTGAAGCCATGTTGGAGGCGTTGTACTTTTCCGGTGGCGTGGGAATGTTGAACTTCATCGTCTGCCTCTTGGCGTCAGGTCTAGGCGGATGTCGCCGACAGACCACGGCGCATCCTGCGTAGCTTCTACCCGATATCGTATCTCTCTTCCAGTGACGCGGATGTCCGTGTAGCCGCTCGATCGTGGCGTGTACGGGCCAGCCGTAGTCTCTGCGGCTTCCGGTGTCGTGGAGGCGTAAAACGTCAGCTCGGTCGATGCGTAGCCGTAGCCGGAATCCGTTATCGCCTGCTTGACCGTCATCAGCGTCTCGCCGTTCGCCAAGTTCAGCGATCCCGTCTCGGCGTATCGGTAGCCGATTAGAGGGACACCGGCATCGGTCCACCCGTTCTCGTGGTAGTACAGGTAATTGCTCTCGTCCGACGCCATCGGGTACGAGAACACGCCAGCCGGTGCCGCAGCCGTTCGCGTCATCTCGCCGAGCGCCCACCAGCCCTCCATATAGTTGTAGCAGACGTACTGGTCAGGCACAGCGGAGCCGACAGACGGATACCAGAACCACACCTCGTTGAACGTGCCATTGTCTGAGCCGTGCGTGTAGAGAAGTCCCGTTGCCGGGTCGATGTTCTGCAGCACATACTCGCCGACGTCAGACGGAAGCGGCTTGACGTAGCCGCCGTCGTAAATCCAGAAGCCGTTTTTCGATAGCCAGATGCACCGACCGGCGAAGGTCGCGAACGACTTAGGCGCGATCAACCCGCAGCCGAAGCCGATCCGATCAAAGCCGTAGATATACGGCAGGCCGACATACTTCATCAGCCACGCCTCGGTCTCCGTAAAGATGAGCGTACCCTCGCGCACTGGGACGGCCATGATTATTTCGGACTGCGTGTCGAGGTCGTAGAACCCGGCTGTCGTCGTCGCCGACGCGAAGTTCCACTCCGTGTAGTCTTCCTGATTGGACCATCCGACGCGGCGTGGTTCACCACCGCAACCGAAGAGTGCGGCGTAGCGTTCCGGCGTAACAAATACTCCGCGATTGTTTATCGGCACCAGCGGGTGAGTTACTGTTCCGCCAGAAGATGACGCGTTTGGCATTGAGTGTGAGTATGTGAATGTCGATGCCGTCGGCATGGCCGTGATGGTAAACGTCCCGTTAAACCGCGTATCAGCAACTCCTGCGATTACGATTGTATCGCCGACGTTGAAGTCGTGCTCTTGGGCTGTCGTGATCGTTATAACATTCGTCGCAGAAACGGCTGTCGTGATGGTGCTGAAGCCAACGACTTGAGCGACCCCGCTGCCGTACTCCCAGTGCAGCAGGCGACCGTCAGACGACGCGACGCTGAGTAAGTCTTCACCCCAGTTGTCCATCGTCCACGTAAAATTCGTTCCGTAGAACGTGTTTAGCGGCCTGCGATCTGCGACTGGTAACGACGACGTGCCGCCAGATGACGATGCGTCCGCTGCCGTCTGTGCATACGTAAATGTCGTCGTGGTCGGGACAGATGCGATGGTGAACGTGCCATCGAATGTCGACGTGGTGACGCCAGCAATCAATACGCTCATGCCGACGGGGTAGCCGTGTGGTGTGGTACCTGTCGTGATCGTCACGACGTTTGTCGATCTCACGGCGCTTGTAATGGCGTATGACGCATAGTCTAGCCCGTAGAGCAACTCGCCGAAGTCACCGGCACCATAGCCGCCATACAGGCCAGTCTCAGCGCTGACGTAGTTCGCTGGCGTGATGTTGGTGTATGTCGCGCCCTCCTGAACGTACAGGTCATCTTCGCAGCCCAGTGCCGCCAACTTTACGCCATTATTCAGCGTCCACGGGAAGATCGTGCGGATGGTGCTGTCGAGAGGCGTCGAGTTGATGCGCTGCCAGCCGCCGACCGGCAGCAGCTTGTTGCTCTGCCACCTCACGAGGTTGGAATCCCAATAGCGTCCCTTGGCCTGCAACGGTGTCGCTGGCTTGATTACTCCGGGCGGGACGGGTATCGGGACAAGCGGCATTATGCAACCCCTGATCGAGCGAGTTCTGATGCCGCTACTTGTACCTCATTTACGCGGCGGGTCCAACCCTTGCCGAACGTGTCGAACGTCGATAGGCGCTGGAGGAAGTCGAGGCGTGCGTTTGAGATTAGCTTGACGACGTGGTCTGGCGGGTGCTGGGCCACGGCTGCGAGCGTACCCTTGCCGATCATACCGTCAGCGGTCGCCCC